AAAAGATGTAGTCCGTAAACATTTTTCTGAATATACAGACAGAACTACATTGACAGAATAGTCCCCATCTAGTATAATTACTATATGGATTTCTATACTAATGTCTGTCGAACACGCGACAAAATACTCGTCAAAGGTTATCAAGGTAAGAAACAAGTCAAGATGGCTGTTGCTTACAGACCTAAACACTACATACCATCCAAGAAAGGACAGACAGCATATCGTGCTTTAGATAGTCGTCCTCTTGAAGTTGTAGAACTCAACTCCATGGGTGGTGCAAGAAAATTCAGAGAAAGATATAGTGGTGTCGAAGGATTTGAAATCCATGGATACGACAGATACATCTATACCTATATTGCAGATAAGTTCCAAGGTGATATAGAATACAATCCCAAACTAATCAAGGTTGCATCACTCGACATCGAGTGTGAGTGTGAAGATGGATTCCCTGATCCTATGATCGCTGGAGAGAAAGTCAATGCAATCTCTATCAAACCTTTTGGAAAAGAAACCGTAGTATTCGGTATCGGCCCATGGGATCACAATCGTTCTGATGTGATCTATAATGAATGCACAAACGAAGCAAACCTATTGATGAAGTTCATCAAGTATTGGAGAACAGAATCTTTTGATATCATCACAGGTTGGAATGTAAACTCATTCGATATCACATACCTTTGTAATCGTATCGACAAGATCATGGGTGAGGATGAACATAAGAAACTATCACCATGGAATCAATCAGATGTTCGTGAGTTTACTTCTCAAGGATATCAAAAGAACATGGTATACAATCTATATGGTGTCAATGTTCTTGACTATCTAGAACTCTATCGTAAACATACATTCGTAAATCAAGAATCATACAGACTAGATCACATTGCAAATGTCGAACTCGGTAAAGGGAAACTCGACTATTCAGAGTATGGAAATCTACATACCCTTTACCGACAAGACTATGCAAAGTTCCTTGAGTATAATGTTCAAGACGCTGTACTGGTTGAGGAACTAGAAGAGAAACTTGGATTGATCGAACTGGTGCAAGCCATGAGTTACAATGCAAAATGTAACTACAATGATACTTTTGGTATGGTGAAGTATTGGGAAACGATCATCTACAACTTCCTCAAAGAACAGGGAATACAAACACCACCACAAAAACTAAAGACTGGTAATGACAAGATGAAACCTATCATCGGTGCATATGTCAAGGAACCATTGGTGGGTGGTCATGACTGGGTTGTATCGTTTGACTTGAACTCACTGTATCCACATATCATCATGCAGTACAATATCAGTCCTGAGAAGATGGTAAAGGAATACAAAGAAGATGTATCGATTGATCGACTTCTAAACAAACAAGTTGATATCTCTTATCTAAAACAACAGAACAATACTGTATGTCCTAACGGGACAAAGTTCAAGAGAGATCGTCAAGGTTTTCTTCCTGAACTCATGGAGAAGTTCTACGATGAGAGAAAGGCTTGGAAGAAAAAGATGATTGAGTATCAGAAGGAACGAGAAGTCTGTAAAGATAGGAAGAGAAAGAGAGAACTCGACACACTCATCAAGAGAGCAAACAACAATCAGATGGTTCGTAAGATTGCATTGAACTCAGCTTACGGTGCATTGGCAAATCAGTATTTTGCATTCTTCTCTATTGATCTTGCAGAGGCAATCACTACATCAGGTCAGTTGATTATTCAGTGGTCAGAGAGAACCATCAATGACTTCATGAACAAGACCCTTGGAACTGAGGATGAAGACTTTGTGATTGCAATGGATACTGATTCCGTGTATATCACTATGGACAAACTTGTCAAGAAAGTTCTTCCCGAAGAAACAGACAAGGACAAGATCATAGATTTCTTGAACAAGTCCGAAGGAATGTTTGAGAAGATTCTTGCAGATGGATTTGATGAACTTGCAGAGTATACAAATGCATTTCAGAACAAGATGGAAATGGGGAGAGAGGTGATCGCTGATCGTGGTATTTGGACTGCAAAGAAAAGATACATTCTAAATGTCCACGACAACGAAGGTGTAAGACTTGCAGAACCGAAACTCAAGATGATGGGTATCGAGACTGCAAAGTCTTCCACACCACAATGGGTCAGAACAAAACTCACAGAAGCTTTCAAGGTTGTCATGAGTGGGACTGAACAAGACCTATGGGAGTTCGTAGAAACTTCAAGAAAAGAGTTTCGTAATCTTCCCCCCGAAGAGGTTGCATTCCCTAGAGGATGTAAAGGTCTAGTACAATACGCATGTCCTACAAATATCTATTCTAAGGGAACACCAATCCATGTCCGTGGTTCTTTGTTGTACAATCATCAACTCAAAAAGAAGAACATCGACAGACGATACGAAATGATTAAGAATGGTGAGAAGGTACATTTCAGTTATCTTACAACACCTAATCCTATCAACGAGAATGTCATATCATTCATGAATGTTTTACCAAGAGAGTTTGATCTACATCGTTTCATTGATTATGATATGCAGTTCAACAAAGCTTTCGTTGATCCATTGAAGGTTGTTATCAGTTTAATTGGCTGGAATGTTGAACCAGTTGCATCCTTGGATAGTTTCTTTGGATAAATAGTTCTATGGCATACAGTAAAGAGGTAGTCGAAAGATTCGAATCAGTATTAAATAACCCACAGAAACATTCTGTCGGGAGATTCGATCCTAAAGACCCTAATGTTGCAACAGGTATGACAGGAGCTCCTGCCTGTGGTGATGTCATGAAACTTGATCTGAAACTAGACATCGATGGAATGATAGAAGATGTTAAGTTCAAGACTTATGGATGTGGTAGTGCAATTGCATCATCTAGTTTATTTGTTGATATGTTAATCGGTAAAACTATCGAAGAAGCAAAACAAATAAAAGATAAAGATATTGCAGCGATATTAGACCTTCCGCCGATCAAGTTACATTGTTCAGTTCTTGCAGAGGACTGTATCAAGAAAGCAGTTGAACATTGGGAAGAAAAGACTGCTCATAGGAAACATAATTATGTATGAATATAATGTAACAGTTACAAAAGTTGTCGATGGCGATACAGTAGATGTCGACATCGATCTAGGTTTCGGAATGACCTACAAAAAACAAAGGGTGCGTCTCATGGGAATCGACACACCTGAATCAAGAACAAGAGATTTAGTAGAAAAGCTATTTGGAAAAGCATCCAAGAAACATCTTAAAGAAATAATTGCAAACGCTGAAATGTTAACCTTAGTATCCCATGATAAAGGTAAGTTTGGTAGAATACTAGGTGAACTATATGTCTATGAGAATGTAGGACATCCACAGTTTGAGGTGCATTACTCAATCAATCAAAAGATGATAGACGATCATCATGCAGTCGATTATGCTGGTGGTAACAAAGAACAGATTCAAGAACAACATCTAAAACACAGACAACTATTAATAGAGAAAGGTGTCGTAACTCAGGAAGATATCGACAAAGTATCATGAGTATAGAACTTATGGACATATTTTATCTAGGTATGATCTGCGTTATCTTTGGATTTATCATACACTTAGAAGCTCAAGTTTCAACTATCAAAACAATGTTAGAAAGTTTCTTAGATAGAAGAAACGGTAAAGCAATAAAAGACATCCGAAAAAAATAAAACCCCCTTGTCAGAATCCATAATATATACTATAATGGTTATATCATTATGAGAGGTGTATATGTCATTTATTAAAGACTTAGTTAAAGCAACAGGAAACGAATACGCAGGTGTCGTTTCTGATGGTGTTGCAGCTGGGGATGTAGACTCATTTGTTGATACAGGGAGCTATGTCTTCAATTCATTATTGAGTGGTTCACTATACGGTGGATTACCTAAAAACAAAATCACTGCAATCGCAGGAGAATCAGCAACAGGTAAAACTTACTTTGCACTGGGAATGTGTAAACAGTTCCTAGAGGATAATCCCGACGCTGCAGTTATCTACTTCGAATCCGAATCTGCAATCAGTAAAGAAATGATTGAAGATAGAGGAATCGATTCAAATAGAATGGTTATCGTGCCTGTGGTAACTGTTCAACAATTTCGATTACAGGCAATTTCTATATTAGATAAGTATCTCGAAACACCCGAAGATAAGAGACCACCTATGTTGTTGTGTCTTGATTCATTGGGTATGTTATCTACAACGAAAGAGATTGAGGACACTGCAGAGGGTAAAGAAACCCGTGACATGACTCGAGCTCAAGTAGTTAAAGGTGCATTCAGAGTATTGACTCTAAAACTGGGTAGGGCAGGTGTCCCTATGATAGTGACTAATCACACTTATGATGTGATAGGTTCCATGTTCCCACAAAAAGAAATGGGTGGTGGTAGTGGATTGAAGTATGCAGCTTCTTCTATTATTTACTTGTCCAAGAAGAAGGAGAAAGATGGAACAGAAGTCATCGGTAACATCATTCACTGTAAGAATGCAAAGTCAAGACTTACAGTTGAAAACAGGATGGTCGATGTCAGACTAAACTATGAAACAGGTTTAGATAGGTATTACGGTTTACTTGATCTTGCACTTGCAAGTGGTATCTTTAAGAAATCCTCTACGAGGGTTGAGTTACCAAATGGTAAAACTGAATTTGCAAAAACAATAAACAACAACCCTGAGAAATTCTTCACTGATGATGTGATGGAAAGATTAGAGGAAGTTGTAAGAGATTATTTTAAATATGGAAACGAGAATAGAACAGACGATACTCAAGAATCTGATTCAGAATGAAGAGTTTACACGGAAGTGTATTCCTTTTCTGAAGCCAGAGTATTTCACAGATACAGCTGAAAGAATAATCTATGAATTATCATATGATTACTTTCAGAAGTATACTAAACCACCAACAGTAGAAGCACTTCTCATAAACCTTGACAATTCTTCAAGTTATAACGAGAACACAGTCAAGGACGCAAAAACTATTGTAGGAAGTTTCGGTAGTGAAGATACACCACAGGATTGGTTAGTCGATGAGACTGAGCAGTGGTGCAAAGATAGAGCAATCTATATCGCAGTGATGGATTCAATCGAAGTGATTGATAAGAAATCACAACGATCTACTGGTGAAATACCTGAGCTTTTGAAGGATGCACTCTCCGTGTCCTTTGATACACATATTGGTCATGATGTATTAGAGGACGCAGATGATAGATTTGAATTCTATAATACTGAGGAAGAGAAACTTCCTTTTGATCTAGAATACTTCAACAAGATTACCAAGGGTGGATTACCAAACAAGACTTTGAATATTTGTCTTGCTGGTACTGGTGTTGGTAAGTCATTGTTCATGTGTCATATGGGTTCTGCAGCTTTGATGATGGGTAAGAATGTATTATACATTACACTTGAAATGTCAGAAGAAAGAATTGCAGAGAGAATCGATGCAAATTGTTTGAATGTACCTATGAAAGAACTTCCTGATATGTCTAAGAAGATGTATGATAAGAAGATCGAGAAACTCAAGAACAAAACCAAAGGTAAATTGATTGTAAAAGAGTATCCAACTGCAGCTGCACATGCTGGACATTTCAGACATTTACTACAAGAGTTGGATATCAAGAAAGATTTCAAACCTGATATCATCTTTATTGATTATCTAAACATTTGTGCAAGTCATAGAATCAGGCCAGGTGCTGGTGCAAACTCTTACACACTGGTGAAGAGTATTGCAGAAGAACTTAGAGGTCTTGCAGTAGAATATGATGTTCCTATCATGTCTGCAACACAAACAACCCGAAGTGGTTATGGTTCCACAGATATTGGACTCGAAGACACTTCGGAATCTTTTGGTTTGCCTGCAACTGCAGATATGATGTTTGCATTGATTACCAGTGATGAACTGGAAGAACTAGATCAGTTGGTAGTTAAACAGTTGAAGAACAGATACAATGATCCTACAATATTCAAGAGATTTGTAATTGGTGTTGATAGATCAAGAATGAAACTATACGATTGTGAACAAGAAGCTCAAGAAGAATTGTTTGATTCAGCAGAAGATTATGATGATAGTGTACCAGTTGCAGATAGAGGTAGAGATAGATACTCAGATTTTAAGATATAAATACTAGATATATTATGAGTAATACAACATTAAAATCGAATGAAGTGATAGATGCTATCACCTATAAAATAGAACTCAAAAAATCCTTGAGGGATGCTAAGAAATCAGGCAATTCAAAGCAGGCAGACCTCATTCAACTTAAAATTCAACAGTTAGAAGAAAAACTCCGTTCCTCACCATTGTCAAAAACCTAAATAGTTCAATAACTAATTTTTTAGGAGAAAACAATGGCATGGTCAGATGATATTGCATTATTAGATTTAAAAATTGCACGACAACAACGATATGTCGATTGGTTAGAGGGTGTAAATAGTAATGTATTTGGGCCTAGAGGTGAGAATTCAGACTGGTCTAATCCTTCTCATACGGATGGTTGTAACCCCGATGATACTACAGGTGCATCAAATCATAGATGGACTGGAACAGGTGGTGCAAACGCTTACTTTGCATGGTGGAGAAGTCAATATCCAAGTGTAGATGAATCAGAAACAGACCCAGTTGCACTTGGGGTTTATGATAACTGGAAGGAATGGAACACTACTTTATCTCAAGATATTGCAAACCAAGTAGATTACACTACAACTCTAAACAGTCATAAAGCAACCATAACTGCACTTCAAAACAAGAAGGCATCTTTACAAGCAAAAATAGACAACGGTGACCTTGACGGGACACCATAAAGTTTGATATAATAGGAATATTATGGGTGCAAAAAACTTACATCTAGAACACTTAGAGGACGAGATTATCAATCAAGGTATTGATGGTGGTCGTGGTGCAATAAACTTTTTACAGGGTCTTAGAGACATGTTAAAAGGTAATGCATCATCAGGTGTAAAGATGACTGTAAAATGGGATGGAGCTCCAGCTATATTTTGTGGTAAACATCCTGAGACAGGTCAGTTCTTTGTTGCAAAGAAATCACTGTTCAATAAAGAACCCCTCTTCTATTCATCAGAGCAAGAGATCAAAGATTCAGGTGATTTATCAGGTCAGTTAAAAGAAAAGTTTCTTACATCATTCAAACATCTTTCTAAACTATCTTGGAACACGATCATGCAAGGTGATCTAATGTACACCAGTGATAAGAAGATGACCACGATTGATGGAGAGTCATACATTACATTCCAACCAAACACGATTTTTTATGCAGTACAAACAGACAGTGAGCTGGGTAAGAAAATAGCTAAATCTAAAATGGGAATCGTTTTCCATACCACATATTCAGGTTCTAGTATAGAGGATTTATCAGCAAGTTTTGGTGCAAACATATCAAAGTTAGGTAATAGTTCAGATGTTTGGGTCGATGATGCATCATATAAAGATGTAAGTGGTAAAGGTTCTATGACTGCAAAAGAAACTCTTGCATTGACTCAGGAGTTATCAAAGGTTGGTAAAGCATTCCATGGGATCAAGAGAAAGGACTTAGATAAGTTTCAAGAGATACAAACTGCAATCGGTTCTAAAGGAGCTGGTGCAAGTTACAAGACATATTGTAATGCACTCATCAGATCAGGAAAATACAAACCAACATATGATGGGTACATGAAACACTTTGAAAACTATTGGAGAGATAAGGTAGTTGGTAAAGTGAAAACAGAAAAGACAAAAGAGATCAAGAGAGAGATTGGTGAACAACTATACAATGAAATGAGGTCTCTCAAAAAGTTTCTAACAAACCTAACACTTTTTATGGGACACTTAGTGATTGCAAAGCAAATGGTTATAGATGTCCTAAATAGAGTAAAGAGTATAGGAACATTTAATAAAACTGCAAATGGTTTTGAGGTAGTAAACCCCGAAGGTTATGTTGCAATTGATAGAAAAGGAAGTGCAGTTAAACTCGTAGATAGAATGGAGTTTGCATACAACAACTTTACTGCACAAAAGAATTGGGACAAATGAAGACATTTAATAATTTCATATCAGAAGCCAAAGAGAAAAGTGCAACTTTTACATTTGGTCGTTTTAATCCACCTACTACAGGACATGAGAAACTTGTCAAAAAACTTCTGTCCGTTGGTCGTGGAACAGATGTACTATTGTTTTCCTCACACTCAAATGATAAGAGAAAGAACCCACTAAACCACAGAGACAAAGTAAAATATCTTAAGAAGTTCTTTGGAAAGATTGTAGTTGATGCAAATGTAAGAACTGTATTTGAGATTTGTAACTTCTTACAAGAGAAGAAGTATGTAAATATAAACATGGTTGTAGGATCAGACAGAGTAAAAGAGTTTGAAATGTTGATTACAAAATACAACGGAGTCAAAGCAAGACACGGTTTTTACAAATTCAAGAACATAAACATTATATCAGCTGGAGAAAGAGACCCCGATGCAGATGATGTATCAGGAATGTCTGCAAGTAAGATGAGAGAGTTTGCAGAGAAGGGAGACTTCGAAGGATTCAAAGATGGTGTACCATCAAAAGGTAAGAACCTTGCAAAGAAACTATACGATGACATAAGAAAAGGTATGGGTATCAATGAAGGAACTTTACCACAATACATGATAGAAGATTTAATTACAGAAGGTGTATATGACCCAGGCATCTTCAAAGCTGTGTTCCTTATGGGTGGGCCAGGCAGTGGTAAATCTGCAGTTGTAGATAAACTTGCACTGAAAGCTCTAGGTCTTAAGTTAGTAAACACAGACAAAGCATTTGAGAATGGTCTTAAGAAAGCAGGATTATCTCTTGATCTAAGAGGTGCAGACTTTGAAAAGGTTGATCCGATTCGTGCAAAGGCAAAGAAGATCACTGGTAAGAATATGGATGCATATATCAGGGGTAGACTTGGTATGATCTTTGACACCACAGCTGCAAACAAATCTAAGATTATAAGTTACAAAAAGTTACTAGACAAATTAGGATACGAATACAAAATGGTATTTGTAAGAACCAGTTTAGAGAATGCACAAAAAAGAAATGATATGCGTGCAAGAAAATTACCTCCTGAGATAGTACAAGGAGACTGGGAAAAGGCTATGAAATCTGCAAAGGAATACAAAAGTCTATTCAAGAGAGATTTCGTTGAGATAACAAATGATGATACTGTTCAAGCATTAGATGCAAAAGCAAATCAATTATTCAGTAAAATGATGACATGGACTTCAAAGTATCCAAGTAATAAACAAGCTCTCAAGTGGAGAGAACGCATGTTGTTACAGAAAAAGGGATAAATACTATTATGGCTGCAAAGAAATACAGAGAAATTAAAAAGGAGTTCCCTATAGAAGAGGGTAAACTTGTATCTGATTTTGAAAACATTCTAGATAAAATCATGCAAGACCTAAAATCTAAGTTAGGTAAAGAATATAAGAAGAACTCAGAGAGAGGCATTGCAATGATTAATACAGTCGGTGCAATGGTAGGTGCAAAGGTCACAGATAAGAAACAAACTAAGGGTAGATTATTCCTTAAGTTTGGTGACGATATAGAAGAGAAGAAAGATATGACTGCAATCTCTTCATGGAAGAAGAAGATAAAACAAGTCAAAGGTCTTACTAAACAACAGTTACAAGTATTATCACAATTACCTACACCAGTTATTACTTCTCTTATCAATCAGGTGGGTATGGTTGTAGCAGGTGATGAACCAATACAAGAAGACGCTGCAACTGACGCTGCAAATCTCAAGGCAAAACAAACCGAAGAGATGGAAAGACTCAAACAGAAACAACAAACAGAAATGGAAGCTCTCAAAGACAGACATACAAGAGAGATGGACAGAATCAACGATCAGAAAGAGAAAGAGGCTGTAAACAAACAGATAGAATCAGAAAGAGAAGCTGCAAGAAAAGCTGCAACTAACGAATCTCTAGAAGAAGATAAAGAAGAACAAGATCGAGATGTATCTAAGAACAAGGGTACACAACCTAAGAAATACTACAAGGGTTTAGATAAAGATACCAAACAGAAAAGAGATGCACACTTCAAACAAGGTAAGACTGGCCCTGCACCAGGCGATAAAGATGATGAGGGTAAACCTATCAAGACTAAGAAGTCTGTCCATACTAAGAAGTTTCAAAAAATGTTTGGTGAAAAATTAGGTAAGAATGCAGACGCAGGTGATTATGTAAAAGATTTCAGGAAGTCAGATGCACCACAATTCAAGGGTAAGTCTGATAAGAAGATTCAAAAGATGGCAATCGCTGCTTATCTAGACAAAAAGGGGAAATAACACATGTGTTCATGTTGCAAATGTTGTAATTGTAATTGTTGTTAGGGGGATAATATGAGTGAATATAAATTAGGAACTGGTAATAAGACCGATAACGGTGTACTAGAACAAGGGACTGATGAGATTGTAAAATCATATCAGGAGGATACCCCTGGCCAATCAGTTGATGAATTCATAAAAGAAAAAGAGAAAGCTTTTCATGAACAGAAGAGTGAAGCTAAAAAGAGATTCAAAGATGTATTTGGTAATCCACTAAAAGGATATCCAGCAAACGAAGACTTCGAAGTAAAAGAATTATGAAAACCTTTAAGGATATAATGATTCAGGAGACTCTTGACGCAATGCAAGAGAACAAGGATAATATCTATAATAATCCTTTTAGACTCGGATCAGAAATGTTCTTTCAAACAATCAACGAAGCACGAAGACTACAATTAGAGGGTAGTTACAAACCTACTGCAGTAGATAAGAGCCTTTTAGAGACAGACCTAGGAGAGTTTGCACAGTTTGATGGTCAACATGTACCATTAGATTGTCCTATGCATGAAGAGAAAGATGTAGAACTCAACTCACCCAAAGTAGGTGGCCCAAAGAAATACTATGTTTATGTAAAAGACCCAAAGACAGAAAAGATTAAGAAGATAACATGGGGAGACACCACAGGACTCAAAGTAAAATTAGGTAATAAAGCTGCAAGAAAATCTTTCGCTGCAAGACACAAATGTGAAACTGCAAATGACAAAACAACTGCTCGATACTGGGCATGTCGTTTACCAACATATGCAAAACAGTTAGGTCTTTCAGACGGAGGAGACTTCTTTTGGTAAACACTATATAATATAAGGAAAAAGGTATGACACGACCATATACCGAAGAACTTTTAGAAAAACACGGAACGAGTGAAAAATACAGGGTCAGAACATTTGACCAAGACCTAGAAGACAGAGAATTAATCTGGCATAGGGACGAAGATACTCGTAGAGTCACAGTTTTAGGGGGCGTGGATTGGAAACTCCAATTAGATAACGAGTTACCAAAGACTTTAATTGTAGGTCACAGATATGCAATACCAAAGTTAAAGTATCACAGAGTAATAAAAGGTGAGGGAAACCTCATTATAAAGATAGAGAATATATAAATAATACTGTTATGAGTTATAAGTCAGAAAACTGGAAAGAGAAACTAGAGCAAGTCCGTAATCATATCGCACTGAAAGAAGGTTCAGTGGAGAAGACTGCAGACGAAATTCTAGAATCACAAATTGAAGAAGAACTTAAATCCTTTGATGACATACAAGAAGTCACCGATAAAGAGATTAATGCAGTTAAGAAACTTTCTAAACTTATTGAAAAGGCAAAGAAAGATTACTTCAAGATTGCAAAAATGGGTGACCAAACACTTAAGGATACTAAATTCAACGAGAAGTATGAGTCTATCCTTAAAGCACAACAAGAAATCTTATCATTAATTGGAGAATTATCCAATCAAAAAATGATGCAAAGTGAAGAGGTTGTCGAAGAAGAAATAGTTCTCGGTGAAGCTGGAATGGGTGATAAAATCGGTAAACTCTTTAAGACAAAAGACAAAAAAGAGATTGACGGTATTGCAAATCTCATGAACATGACAAGTGTTAAAGTTCTTCAATCTATGATGAAACAGAATCCAAAAGGTTTCAAGAGAATGGCTGCAAAGATGGGAGAACTCCCAGCCATGGAAGAAGTTGAAGTAGAAGAATCAGTCGAAAAGACTACAGAAAAACTCGTAGAAAGAAACATGTTGGGTCGTCTTGCAAAGCAGTTGAAGCTCAACGAAGAAGGTAAACAAAAAATGTTTGCATACTTTGAAAAAGGAGAATTAAACCAATGATACAAGACTTACCTAAATCACTATTAGAAGATTCAAGAAAACTTCTACAACAAGGGGCAGACTATGAAAAGTTTTTCAAAGCTGCACTCAAGAAATTTGGTGTGTCATCACCAGCAGACTTCAAGTCAGACGAAGAGAAGAAGAAATTCTTTGACTATGTAGATAAGAACTACAAGGGGGAGAAGTCTGAATCTGTAAAAAAGTATAGTCGAAGCTTTCGTTTAGACGAGGCTTCGTTAAACTATGTCTATTTCGACAAACCTGAAGCAACTCGTTTTGCAAGTAAAATAAAATCATTCGTAGATTCAGTTGATATAGAGAAGTCTGTAGCAGGTCACTTTAATGTATTAGTTAAGGGTGACAAAAAAGGACTCAAGAAAGCTACTGATGTTGCAATCAAGATGTCAGAGTCAGTAGAACATACTTCTTTAAGTATACAAGAAGCAAAAAAAAGTAAGTACAAGTCTAAGAAGATGAGTAAGATATCTCAGGGTATCAAGAAAGTCATATCCATAGAAAAGAAAAATGGTGCAGATGTTAAAGACATTCAACAATTAGAAAAGTTTATTAAGAGTGGTTTAGAAACTGAAATGTATGATGACATGGAAATCCTTACCGACAGAAGTTTAAAACAATTAGATAAACTAATGAGTAAACTAGACACTGATCCTAGAGACGGTGTTGCACAAGCAATAGAAAAGGCAGACCCCGACTTATATGATATGATGTTTGGGTTTTAAGACTATGAACATATTTCAAGAATTAAAAGAAAGAAAGGTTTTAGACAAAGACGGTAAAGTCGATGCACTAGGGCCTTACGGTAAATCAAAACTTACTGGTCAAGAAGTTGCACAATACTTTAAAAAGAATAAAGTAAAAGATGCAAAGATCAAGAAAGCAGTAGAGGTTGCACTAGACCTCGGTGGTGCGTTTTCAGTTGCACAAAAAGAAATCAAAAAGTTTTTCGGTAATTCTGTACTAAAGAATAAAGATGTACAGAAAGCACTCAAGTTTGCAAACGAATCATTTGAAATGAATCAATTAGTTGGTATGTTACATGAACATGTATTGAATCTTACAGAAAAGAATCTTATGCCTGATATCCAAAAGATAGTGGACACTAAAGGTGCAGCTAAAGTTGGTGGTGTTATGATCGATATGTTCACTGCATCTATGATTGCACAAATCTATGATAAAGTAAACGATCAGAACAAGAAGAAGATGGAAAAGGCAAAGGTCGAAATGCTTGTTAAAATTGCACAGAAGATGATGCAGAAGATGGAGTATAATCCTCTTGAAGAAGGTCGTGCAATGAAACCTAAACAAATTGCAAAGAAGTATAAAAGAGAAATCGAACAACTTGCAAAGAAAGGACAAAGTCCTGAAATGGGTAAACACAAAGTTTACATGGCACTATACAATCTTGCATGGGAAAACGGAGACATTAGGAATGATGACCCTGATTCGGCAGATGAGGTTATCGATGATTACATGGATGACATCATGGGTGAGTTCTTTGCACATATCAAAGAAGGATTCAAAAGTGATGCACAGAGAAGAGCTGCATTTGCAAGTGGATACAAAGCAAAAGGTAAGAAAGACAAGAAAGAAGAAGTCGATCTAGAAGAGAACGAGAAAGGTCTCAAGAACAAAGCAGAGAAATCAGGAATGCCTCTAGGTATATTGAAACAAGTATACAACAGAGGTCTTGCAGCTTATAAAACAGGACACAGACCAGGCGCAACTGCACCTCAGTGGGCAATGGCAAGAGTGAACAGTTTTGTAACTAAATCAAAAGGAACATGGGGTGGTGCAGATAAAGACTTGGCTGCAAAGGTTCAAGGTAAGAAAGAATCTGTACAAGAAGAAGTAACAGATAAAGATATAAAAAATATCCAAAAGTTCGAAAAACAAGCTGGTAGTCAGTTGTCTAAAATGGCAAAGGCATATGAGAAGATTGTAAAATCTGCTGACAAAGACACTCGTTCAAAGATGGAAGGGTTTACAGGTAATTTATATGCAGCCGAAGACGAACTTCGAATGATAAAGAATGATTTAGAAAATGCAAAAGTAGATCAAGACACTGCAAAAAGAAAGGCAGACCCAAAGAACAAAGCAAATATGGCTAGACTGGGTAAAAAACTTGGTGTAAATGAAGAAGAACTTGCAAAATTAAGAAGTTCCATAGACGAATGGATAGCTGCAGACGGTACTAGAAGAAGAGTTCATGAGAAAGATAAGAGAAAGAAAAAGAATGTCATGGATGAGTACAGATCAATGTGGGAAGATGCAATTGTAGAGAAGAAAGAATTCAATCCCAAAGCAGTTGAAAAGATTGCAGACATGACTGATAGAAACGATCACAATGCAGCGATGTTACTTTTTGCAAGAGAAATGAGAGAGAAGAAAGTCGAGAAGATGTTGAATCTCTTAATTCAAATGCACAAAGAACAGGGTCATATGACAAATGCTATGATGGACATGAGAAAAGACATAAGTAAGGAACTTTTCAAGAAAGCAAAGAAATCTTATTCAAACTTTGATGACATATACAAGGCATTCTAATGGCTAAACTTACGGCTGCAGAAGTACAAAAGATTTTAACCACAGACGGTAGGACTAAACTTTTTAAGGAGAAACTTAAGAAGTTAGGTTATGTAAAAGATGCAAAACAAGTTGCAAAAGTCATGGAGAAAACAGCTGACTTTGCAATGATGTCTGATGGTGGTAACAAGAAGGTTGCCAGAGCAGTTGCAAAGAGTAAGAGTGAGAAAGAACTCAGACAAAAATTAGAAAAGATTTCAACAATGAGTGGTGGTAAATACTCCGAAGCTCAAGAAGATGAAGTTATCGATAGAGCTATCGATGCATTCAATAGTAAAGCACAGGGGATACAATTAAGACCTGATGCAAACATGTTGATGCAGTTAAGAAAGTTCAAAGATACTAATAAGAATGGGGATGTGAGAGCAGATGACATGAAAAAGGTCAAGGTCAAAGCTGCAGATGCAGTGAAAGTTCATGACATTTTAATGTCTGTTAAGGCTCCCATTCGTGATAAATACATGAGACTATTACAAAAAGATAGTAAATCATTTAAAAAGACTTTCAATCAAATATTGAAAATCGCAAGTTAGGAGATAGTAAAATGCCATTATGGGGAATAGTAGACGGTACAGAGGATAAACCTAAGTACCTCAAACAAGAAGACAAGAACAATTGTGTGGCTAAACCACATGGTTGGGAACTTCAAATACCTGTAGGTTCTAGAACAAGAACTGAGACATTAGTCGCAGTTGGTTCTCAGACTAACCTCTCTACTGCTTTAGCAGAAGCAACAATATCTGCAGTACACTTTGATGCAACATCATATGCCCAAGGTGATGCTGGTAAGGTAATTGTTGTTTATAACGAACAAGTAGATGTAACTAACGGTGCAACCCTAGTAGTCGGTGCCACAGGTGGTTCCGATGCAACTGCAACTGCAGCTGCTCACGATGGGAAGAACAAGATCGAGTTTGCATTTACAGTTCCTTCACGAACATGTACTCTATCCATCGGTGCTCAAACCATCAGTGGAACTATTGCAGATGATGTTGGTGGAGCTGCAGCCGATAAAGTCATCGCATCAGGTGATGTAATCGACGCAGGTGGTGCTGGAACAGGTGGAACTGCAACAATATCAGTTGCATAATCTAGAGGATAGTTATGAAAATTAAAGTTTTAGGTTCAGAAGCTGCATGTGGAACAAGTTCTACAAACGGTTCTAATTTTAGCACATCAACTCATGTTAGAGTTGTTAACTCAGGTAGCACAGTGAGACTTGTATCAATAGAAACAAGTGCAGCTGCATTAATAGGGACATTCTCTCTAGGTGCTGGTGCAACTGAGATTATAGTAAAAGACCCAACAGATGAGGTATTCGCTGCAAATGCAGAGGTACTTGGTGTTGGAATAGCAGTGGAGCAGTAATGAAAACTTTTAAGAATTTCATAACAGAACAAGGTCTAGACCTTAGAACATCAGGAAGTATACCTCATGATCTAGATGATGCAGATGTCAAAAGACATGTAAACGCATTACTAGGACATGTTGCAGTATCAGAGTTCTTAAACCCTATGGGTGCAGTAGAACAAATGAAGGCAAAACTTTCTCAAATAGGATTAAATCCTCAGACTGCAGATGAGGAATTAGAGTTCTCCGAATCAGGAGAATTCGACTTAAACTTCTCAAGATATGGAGAGATCGTTGGTAAAACTGGAGACAGTGAAATCGATGAGATCGAAAAGGAAGAGAAGGTTGTCTCACTTAATGTGAGATACGAACAGTTACCTAACGGTAGCTACAAAGTATACGGGTCATTAGTCTAAGGGGTCGTGCCCATTCTAATCCAAGAAATAATTTAAACAACCCTCCTGTCGTGAGACACCATGGGAAGTTTAAGTGAAACCAAGTTCGACACCGTATACTTACCCTTCGGGGTAACCTACATACTACTATATTATGAGTCTATTTGATAAGATCACAGCAAAAAACTTTCAGGCCTTTGCATTAAAGCATTATGATGACCCACAGTGTGAGTCATTAGAAGACTTTCAAGAAGACCTTAGAAGGTTTAGATACCTAAAAAGGTTACTCCACAGATACCACAACAACGGTGAGATGAGAGAAAGACTCATGCTCAACCATCTAATATGTCTATTCAATGTCTTTGGATACGATCCATGTATGAGAATGTTGGATTTCAAAATAAAAGACAAATCCTACTGGACATCTATAAAAACTATGTTATTATATCTTGGATATGTAACAGAAGACTGGGAGACCGATATCCCTCTTGATCTAAAGCTTGCAGATAGATTAAGAGAACTTTAAATGCTATAAATAGTTCTATGAGAATCGTAGATACATTAATAGTATTCCGAATCCTTAAATTACTGGTTACACCTTTCAACAAACAGAAAGCTTTCAAATTTGGTTTTATCGATAAAGACGGTAAAAGAATCAAAGAGAAAATAGTAGACGGTAAAAAGGTAAAGAACAACCCTGAATCAAAGATGGAGAAATCATCTTTGACTTTGTTGCATAGATTAGTATTCAATCTCAAAAGAATTATAGAGAAAGTTCCTTTTGGTAAGACACAATTTGCATCATACGCTGTTGCATTACTAATGTTAAAAGAACATTGTGGTTTATCAGATGAACAGGGTGATGAACTATATGAGAAGTTCTATAGAATGTTGAAAGACAACGAACTATTACATCCCGATCACATAACAGAAGCTGTAGGGTTTCCAACACTAAGAGAGAATAACATATATCATCTTAGATATAGACTGGATGACCACAAACCTAGAACTGAGATTAAGGTTGGTAAACAGATAGATCATATATTAGGTATTGCAGTTTATGAAGGCTTTGTTGGTGAGAATAGAGTTTTACTGAGTGCAGAAGATGTTTATTGAGAATGTATTAAAACTATCGGGTATGGTCTTCAAGAAACAAGAAGACCTCAAAGAACCCAAGTATAAGAAACTTAAGATATGGAATACTGGTTGGGAAACAATCGATATTGGTTCACCTCCTACAGGACAAGCTGTAGTCAATGAGATTAAGAAGATACAACAAGAGATTGAAAACTGTACCGATGAATCAAAAGAACAGTACATCAATTGTGATGAGGATGCATCTTATTATATCAAGAAATATCTT